TCAAACTACTCGTGCTGGTTATGGGTCTAGCGATCCTGACCTTACCGACACATCTGAGTCTTTCGGACTCCCTGCTACTGCTGACCTTATGTTCGCTCTCATATCTACTGAGGAATTGGAATCTCAAAACAGATTGTTAGTTAAACAACTTAAGAATCGTTATAATGATCCTACCTCAAATAAGAAATTCTTAATAGGTATTGACAGATCGAAGATGAGGCTGTATGATGTTGCAGAGGACACTTCTGTTCTTAATTCTGATTCAGAAGAAGAAGAGATGCCTCAATTTTCAGAAACAAAAAATAGATTATCTAAATTCGCTGAATGGAATGTTTAAATTATGACTAATCATGTTGACTTTGATAAGTACAGTCATTTCGTGGATGCTGTCACAAGCGATAGTAGTAAGGATTTTGTCTCTCTTGCTGACCGTCTGGGTCAACTTGACAGACAAGGTGCCAATATTGAACGTCTTACCACTGCTGGTGTTGGGCTTGCTGCTGAGTCTGGTGAATTCCTTGAGATCGTTAAGAAAATGGTATTCCAAGGCAAACCTTGGAATGACGACAACAGAGAGCATCTTATTATTGAGTTGGGTGACACTATGTGGTATGTGGCACAAGCTTGTATGGCTCTGGACGTATCTTTTGATGATGTTATCAGACGTAACGTCAGCAAGTTGGAGAAACGTTATCCAGGCGGTTCATTCTCTGTAGAAAAATCTGAAGTACGTTCAAAAGGAGATCGTTAATGCATCTAATTTTACCTATTATCTGTATCCTTCTTATCAGTTTAGCAATTGTTTATTCAGTAATACAACGTTATGACCCTCACTAAAACAGTAGAAGAATCTCTACGAGATGCTCAAGAAGATTTGCGTAATGCATTAGCATTTTCTGCAAGAAGTGAAAAACCTTATGTTTCTAAACATATCGCTAGCATGCTTGCAAATATAGACAACGTTATCGATTCAACAAAAATAATCGAAATGTTAGAGGAAGATTTCAAATCTAATGAGTGATGAATTTACCATAGATATCGATAAAGCATTAAAAAATGCTAAAGATAATGATCTAGCAGGATCATTTATTGATCGGTATCCTGATGGATTAGAATCTGTCCGTAAATCTGTTGATAACTGTGTCGCAATGGCAGGGTTAGATAAGAAAGTAATGGAAGATTTATTGAAGGGTGAATGGAGCGTATACGAAACATTAAATTCAGTGGGGAGATCATCTAAAATTATTAAAATTGAATATGATATCCAACAAAGAGATCAAGGATCATCTTAAGAAACTTAAGCAGATCAAGAGAGATCTTAAACGACATCCAACTGGTACACCTTTACGCAAGAGGGACAGAATCGATGTCAAACACAAACCTTCCTCTAAATAACAGGGGAAGGTTTTCTAATAGAAACATGGCCAACAAGATGGCATTTGCTGAGTATGGTGATATACGTGGTGGGCAAATGCGATTACAAGTTCTTATCGATATTATAGAAACTAGGAGAGCAGTTCAAGTACATGGTACTCCTGGTCCTACTGCTGTGATTACATGTGAGCAGAAAGTTTTGCAAGACATGAAGGATTGTGTTGCTGGTAGTCTTGTTTTTGCTGATCCTGTTGGTAGTGGAGATTCATTCTCTAAAAGGTATCAGAAATCAGGTAACGCTGGTAAAATATTAACAGCATTAAAAGTATCTGGTAACGAGACTAAAGAATATAAGATTTCACCTGCTGGTTTAATAAAAACAGCAGAGTTTGGTAGTAGTGGAGGGTCTGGATCTGGTTCAGAGAACACTGATTTGTTTGAGGGTGCTGCCTGTTGGGTTGGTGCTTTTAGATATAGTTTGAATCAAGCAATACAAGATGATTATAGGTGTACTTTAGCTGATTTTCAGAGTGTTGCTAGACATGTTGAAACTAAAGAAAGCATGGAGGATATTCATCAATACTTGATGGACAATCCTGACTGGATGCAGTCTAGTATTCGTACTGCTAATGCATTACATGATGACCCAAGGTATAGAAATACTAGTTTTCATTGGTATCATGGCAACGATTTTGTTAAAGCAATCAACGCACATTTTAAAGAGGTAAATGATAGAGAGGATAAACCTTTTGCTGACATTAACAAGTGGACTCCAGCAGATATATGGTTGTGTGACTGTGCTATATCATCACCTCTAACAACATTTGAAGAATACTTTGCTGGTTGGAATAATTTGTTAATGGAACTAGTAACTCAGAAGAAATTGATCGGTGTATCCTTGAAGAAAGTAACAGCAAATTCAGCAAGGATAGAAAGAACTAACATGGGTGAAGAAAGACCACGTAAAAATTTCATTTCTTGTGGTTCTAATAGTTTGTATGGTTCTATGGATACTTACTTTGATGGTAGTGGATTCAATATGCAGATGCGTGACACAAGTGGTAAAGGAAACACTTGGCAAGGTGAAATTCTAGGTGGATCTGCCTTCGGTGCTGGTGCTAAAGGTGGTAAAGTTGGTGGTGGTATACTAAATCGTATACTTGAGTCTGTATATGGTGAGGGTAATGGTTGTTTTAGAACCCATGATGTTGATAGTGCTAGAAGAGCAGCACATGGAAACAGTTTAGACAGAATGATTTTTGATCTTGCTACCAAAAACAAAGGTGCTGTACTGATGGGTGATAGAGGTAACCTTTATAAGCATAGAAACCCAAGTAGAAACAGAGTTACAGAAGAGATTGAACTTGATACGATTGCTAGTGCTGATGGTAGGAATGCACAACAGAAAATTCAGTGGAAATTCTCTAAATTTCTAGGATTGGAGGTAGTTGACATCGTAATTAATGGAACTTCTCAAGAAAGAAATGATGTATCTAGTAGACTGTATCAATATGCTGCATCTAGATCTGATAAGTCAGCACCATTCTTAAAGGTATCATCATAATGGCTAACATAAAACAACTAAAACACTTAGAACACCTTGAGGATGAGATGCTCAACTATGGAGTTGAGGGATGCAAGGCTGCTGTTGCTTTCCTACAGGAATTGAGGAAAATGCTTGGTTGTGACAACAGTACAGGATATATGCAGACCAAATGGGATGGTGCTCCTTCAGTAGTATGTGGTAAGGATCCAGCAAACGGACTGTTTTTCGTTGGAACTAAGTCTGTCTTCAATAAAACTGGTCCGAAGATATGTTACACAGAATCTGACGTAGACAAGTATGAATATACAGGAGACTTAGCAAACAAGTTGAAGATGTCTCTCAAATATTTCAGAAATATTGGTATAAAAGGTGTCATTCAGGGTGATTTGATGTTCACACCTGGTGATGTTAGGAAAGAAAAAGTACATGGTGAAAACTTACTCACTTTCAAACCTAATACTATCACCTATGCTATCCCAGTAGATCATCCAATAGGTAAAAAGGTATCTCAAGCACAAATTGGGGTAGTATTCCACACTCATTATATGGGTGAGAAAGATGGGTATAACTTGTCTACTATGACAGCGAAAGGTGGAGCAAACACAAAGTTCACTGAAGATACAAATGTTGTAGTAATCGATAATGATACTCCAATGGACAGAGTTGGGTTGAATCATGCTGAAGAGGTCAAGTTTGATAAGCATGTGTCAACCATTGAAAAATTATGTGGAGACTGTGGGTATTTCCTTGATGAATTGGTAACAAATACAGGTACGACAGGTGATGAAAAGTGGCATGTTGCATCATATTTGAAGCAGTTTTTCAACGCAGAGATAAAAGCAGCACGTTCCATTGGTAATGTCGATAATACTTTTGCTAGTCTTTATAATTTTTATTATGATAAGACTAAAAAGATGCTTGATGCTATAAAGACACCTGCTAATAGGATTGTTAAGTCGGATCTTGTATACAGTAGTCAAAATTATCTGAGAGCTAACCAATCTAAGTTTAAATCATTGCTTGGTCTCTATAAAGAGTTGCAAACAGTGAAGCAGATGGTTATAGATAAGTTGGATAAACTTGAAACCTTTAGAACTTTTGTGCAAACAGAGAAAGGATACAAGGTAACTGGTCCAGAGGGATACGTTATGCATAGAAATGGAGACATGATCAAGTTTGTGAATCGTCTTGAGTTTTCATACAATAACTTCACGGTAGCAAAGTCATGGCGTTAAAGTGTAACAAGTGCTACTTCACATTTGGTAGGTTTCAACCACCTACTACAGGTCATAAGGAGAATTTTGGAGCAGTAAAACGTATTGCTGGTGGTGAAGACTATCGCATCTATATTTCACACACTCATGACACCAAAGGTAGTAACCCATTGCCACGTGATAGAAAATTATTCTGGATGAACAAGATGTTTCCAGAGCATAGGGGTAGAATATTCAGTCTTACTAAGGCAGATCCAGTAGCATGCTTACAAGACATAATGATGGCAGGATATGATGAGGTTGTTTTTCTTGTAGGATCTGACAGGGTTGGAGCGATGCAGTGGGTGCATAAATATAATCATAAAGATTTTACTTTTCGTACTATCGAGATAAAATCTTCTGGAAGTAGAGATGCAGATGGTGATACATTTGCTATATCTGGTACAAAGATGAGACGAGCTGCATTTGCAGATGATTTCAAGACTTTTAAGCTAGGTATACCTACTCTAAGTGATAAAGATGTACTCACTTTAATGAGTGAGATTAAGTTAAATTTACCGACAACTTTCAAATGACAGAAAAGAAAGTACTGCAAGAAATTGCTAACGATGATTGGTTCGAACCCAGTTATAAGTACAATCCTCTAGATTCTATGCCAATTGCTACTGAGAATCCTAGACCAGAAGAGGACGCTTATGAACTCTGGAGGGGTGCCGATCCAGCAGAGTCATTGCATCAGAAAATGTACAATTTAGCAACAAAAAATGGTGGTTCTTGGTTAGGTGGATCTGAGAATCTACTATGAAAGATTTCAAGAAACTGAGAGAGCAGTCTATAAGGCAACAACATAGACATAATGAAGGATATTCTGTCGGTGACAGAGTAATGAATGCTATTTCAGGTGAGAAAGGAACCATCCACAGGACAGGTGTTAACTACGTTATCTGTGTTACTGAGGGTGGTGAGATGTTTCGTGCATGGGTAAAGGATATTCGTACTATAAATAGATCATAGAAAACTCTTCAATTTTAGACATGGAAAAGCAGAAGACAGTTAACAGTCTCGCACATAACGACGACTTTTCTAAGGCTCTCATGGAGTCTTATTCTCGTTGGTCTGGTGGTGACGGTTTCCAAAACACTTCGATTGCTGAGGAAGAAATTCCTACAGGACAGAAGCAGGGTGGTACTGCTTTTGCTACATTTGACACACCAATAGGGACAGTTCCTGCACCAGCATCTGATGCAGCAACATCTATTCCTACTATAGAGAAGCAGAAACCTGATGATGATTCATCAAAGGATCCTAAAGCAACATCTAATGGTGCTGAACCTGCTCTTGCACTCAAGGGTTCTATGACAATTGGACAAGGGTCATTGTCTAGTGGTGTCAAACAGTCT